ATTACCAAAGGTGAAGGAAAAGTGATTTTAAATGAATTTTGGTCAGTTTAGGTCAGTTTATGGATTGGTCAATTTGGTTCAGGAAACATGGGTAGGACACAGGGTACCCTATAAGGGTACCCTTGTGTACCTACAAACTGACCTTGTTTCTGACCTAGTTTGACCTAAATTTGTTTTTTTGAATAATATTTAGTATTTTTGTGTTATTATTAGAAAATTTTGAAAATGAGAAATTTTATTTTAATCGGTTTAGCGGCATTAACTGGATATTATTTTTTGGGCAAAAGTCAACTGGCTGCTAAAACAAAACTGATGTTTAAAAAACTTGGTTTTGCTAATAAAAAATTTCAACTTGTTTTTGGTGTTCAAAACCCAACTGGTCAAACTGCTAATGTTTCCGCCATTACTGGTGAAGTATATTTAGGGGATAAGTTAATTGCTGATTTTTCAAGTTTTGCCGAACAAAAAATAGCTGCTCGTTCTGAATCTGAATTGAAAATACAGGCTTCCCCGACTATTGGCATATTGCAGCTTGTAAGTACAAAAGGATGGCTTAAAAAGGGTTTAAATTATACAATTAAGGGAACTGGAAATTTTGATGGTATTGTGGTTCCGTTTAATTATAAAGCGAATTTAATTTAATGCAGAAAAATATACTTTTGGGTAGATTAAAAAGTTTTGGGGGAAATTCCAAAATGATTGTTAGGGATCAACAAGTACCTGATATTATTTCTGCAATGCTTTCAGCTCACAAAATGTACGCAAGTGAATATGATAAAATTAGCAAAGATTTTTATTCAGGTGATGGGGTACAAACTGCAAAAAAATTGTTTGAATTTCTTAAAAAGAATGTTCAGTATAAAATTGAATCTGACAAGTCGCAAAGAATAATGTCGCCAAGTGCGATTTTATCTTTAGGAAAAAATGACTGCAAAAATTATGCTCTTTTTATAATGGGTGTATTAGATAGTTTAAAAAGAAAAGGACTAATAAATAACAAAATTTATTATCGTTTTGCCAGTTATAAGCTGCTGGATGAAATTCCACACCACGTTTTTGCAGTTATTCAGGATGAGGAAGGAAACGAATATTTTATAGATCCTGTCCTATCAACATTTAATGAAAGAAAAACTTATTACCATAAAATAGATAAAACTCCTAATATGCCATTATATTCCGTTTCGGGTATTGGTCAAACAAAAAAGAAAGCTGCTGCAAGGTCAGTCGCACCAGTACAAAAAGAAAAAAAGAAAATTGTCCTTAAAATAGCATTGGCACCAGCAAGGGGATCTTTTCTTTTGTTGGTAGGTCTTAATTTTATGGGATTAGCAACTAAATTAAAAACTGCTTTTGATAATAGGGCAGATGAAACGCAAAACTGGTGGAAAAATTTAGGTGGAAACCCGAATGAACTTTTAAGAAAAGTTGAACAGGGGGCAAAAAAGAAACGAATTGCTGGTACTGATGTTGAATTTAATTCAGAAGGTCAAATAGGTGTTGTTGCTACTACTGCTGCTGCTGCTTCGGTTACTGCTGCCCCTATATTAATTAAATTGGCTGAATTTTTGTCAAAATTGGGTATTGATGTAAAGGAAGTTAGCGAAGTCGGTAAAAGAGTATTGGCAAAACAAGTTAAAAACGTGGTAGAAAAGAAATTACAAAGTGATGCAAGGATGGAACAGGCTTCACAGGATGAAGTTGATCGTATTGTGAACCAAACTGATAATTTTAATGCAGATGGATCTAAAAAAATGAATTATTTGCCCATTGTTATAGGTGGTGCGGTAATTATTTACTTAATCAGTCGCAAAAAATAATTACTTTTCCTTCACCTTTAATATGTATAAAAATTATCCTATTAATGCCAGTAAAAATGCGGAAAAGGGATATGTTTTAAACTTGATGAAAGGAAGTTGCAAAAATGCAACTGGAGTAAAAACAGGAATAAAGTTAATGAATAGGGAAAGTTTGAATGAAAATTTTGTAAAAAAAATATATTCATTTTTAAAAAGAGCAAAAGTGTATGTGGGGGAAATAGATAAATGTGGATATATAAGTTATCAATTATGGGGCGGTGATGAAATGCTAAAATGGTGTGAAAAAACATTAAAAAAATGATAAACTATAAAAAAGAAGAATTAAAATATGAACAAATAGCATTGCTGCTATCGGTTACTGCATTAATTATTGGTTTTTTAAGGTATCAAGCTAAAATAAAACAAACAAAATGACACAGGCACAAAAAATAGCAAAGGAAAAATTTAAAAAAGCGATTGCATACAGGAAAAAAACTGGTGCGACTTTAAAAGAAGCATTTGCATTTGTTTATGGTAAAAAAGTAAGTCCTGTAAAAAAGAAAGCTGCGACAAAAAAGAAAGCTGCTCCCAAAAAGAAGGCTGCTCCCAAAAAGAAGGCTGCAATAAAGAAAGCTGCATCAAAAAAAGTTGCTGCAATTAAAATAATTGAAAAGGGTGAAAATAAAAGTACAAAAGCAAAAGCAACTTACCAGCAAGTAAGAACTAAAAAAGGTACTTATAAAGGTTTAAAGAAACTTAGTGGATTGCATAATAAACGTATTGTAAGTGGTTTGCCATCATATAAAGATCCTGATATGGCAAGGGAATTAGAATTATATGCAGACAATGATTCTTTACTTTATTTTCAACGTAGAAAACCAATACTTATAAATTTAAGTAAAAAATATAAAAAAGGAACTTACGATATTCAAAAGGCTGCAAAACTTTGGAGATATTACATAGATGCTGCATTGGAAAAATACAATAAGGAATTTGGATCAAGAGGGGATAAATGGTATGACTTGATGTCGGTTCCTGATCGTAACTTGTTGGCATTGGAATATGCACAAAACACAAAAGAAGAATTTGATTTAGGTAATTTTACCGAAAAATAAAAATCTTGGGATTGCTCCCACTAAACAAAAAAAAACAAAAAAAATGGCACGTAGAAAAAAAAGGTCTGCACCCAGCCGTAGGAGAAAATCTCGCAAAATGGGAGCAATCGGAAAAAGTTTTATAATGGATGCTGCTGGTCTAGTTGCTGGTGCTTATGCTGCCCGTATTTTGACAAGTTCTGGTAAAATCCTTCCTAATCTTGATCCTAAAATTAAAAGTGCTGCAGTTATTGCCGTTGGTACTTTTTTCCCAAAACTGGTAAAGGGTTCATTGGGTAAAGCTATTGGGGATGGTATGATAGCTGCTGGTGGTCTTGGTCTTCTGCAATCTACTGGTCTTGTAGGTCAAATTGACAACGCAATGGAAATCCCTGTTAGCGTTATGGCTGGTGATGATCTTAGCGTAATCGCTGGATATTCTGAAGATAATCTTTCAGTTATTGCTGGAATGGATGAAGAATATTCATATTAATTAATTTTAAAAAACAAACAAAATGGCAACACAACATGGTCAAAGATTAATATTTGACAACGCAAAGGCACTTGTAAATAATGCTGGTATTTCTGCTGGTCAGGCAGTGCTTTCGCAGTCATATATTCGTAGTGAGGTAGCAATGTCAACTTCAACTACTTCGTATCAAGTTCCTATTCTCGTTAACTCAACTGGTGCAAATACTAACTTTGCTACAAATAACCTTTTGAACCTTCAAGATGCTTTTGTAGTAAGTTCAATAGGTATATTTGTATCTATTCCTGCAACTTCAACTACTACTGCATTTAGGCTTTATACATATCCTAACACAACTGCATTTAGTACCGCTGGTGCTGCTACTGCTTTGTATAATTTGTATAATGGTAAAATGTCGGTTGTTGTAAATAACAGGCAGATTGTTCCTGCATGGGATATTTACAGGCACTTGTACGTTCCGCAAACTCAACAGGATATTTTGGCTCCTACCACAAAACAGGATCAAAACGACGCAACTGAATATGGTTATTATCCAGTTGAACCAAACATTGTTTTGGTAGGATCAAAAAACAACGTGATCAGTCTTGAACTTCCTGGCGCAATTTCAGTACTGGAAGCTGGTACGGCTCCACGTATTGTTGTGATTATGCGTGGTATTCTGGCTCAGAATGTTACTCCAGTTAGATAATTGGAAAAATAAGTATTGGAAAGGGGGATGCCACCTTAAATATAGAACCCCTATTTTTTATTTTCTAAAATAAAACAAAATGAACAAAGTTCAGAATTACGAATTTTTGGAAATTGTTATACCAGCTTCATCTACAGGAACACGCTTCTATGCACCTGATCAACCCCAGCTTCGCTTTACCTCTTTGCTTAATCTTGTTTGTTACACTACTGATACAATTTCAAATAGTGTTTTAAGTGGTAATCCACTTTTAAGTATTGCAAACTTGCAAAAAACTTTTCTTGTCCTTTATTATAACGATAAAGAGTCAGTTAATCGTATTCCTGTGCTGGAACTTAACAGGGTTGTTTCTAATGCTGCGACTGCTGCATTTAGTTTTGATATAACCCCATTTGCTGGTCAACAAATTATTTGGGCTAAGTCATATATTCAAACGCCGACTGCATACGGATCAATTAGTGCATCTAATTTCAGCGTATGTTTTGGTGTATATTATGCCTAATTAATTCACTTTTCCTTCACCTTTAATATTAATTGTATGGCGAATCCTAATAAGGCTTTTTTAACTGGAACTGATGCGGTAATGCAATGGTATGATACCAATGCAAAAACTAATCTTTGGTCAGTAAACGATTCTAAGGGCGATATACTTTTTTATTATTCAGGCAATGATGAAAATGAAGCAAGGGAGCATTTGGAAAATAATTTGCGGATGGCAGAACAACAGGGAGTGGAAGCAACACTAACTTTGAGGATCCATCCAAAAATGCCAAAGTCAGGATATTTTGAAAAAAAAGATACTGGAATGGTAGTTACTCATTTTCGCCCCACTTCATTTAATCCAATTTCATATCAGCCTATGAATCAAATGGGTACTTATCAACCCAATTTAATGAATGAAATTAATGCTTTGCGTTCTGAAATTGCTGCTTTGAAAATGC